GCTCCCTTTTTTTATTTGTGTATCGCTGAAGGTTAGTACACAGGAGCTGGAGATTTTTCTTGAGATTTTAATCTCTCTGCAATAAATTTAGAGATTAAGTCTCGTTCTCCTGGTGTCCTGTACATCATATCTTCGTATTGAATTGATCCTCTCATGAAATAGACCAACTCTATTACTTCTCGTATGAGTGCATTAGAAGACATATTTAACAATTCAAACATTCTTACTACGTCCTCTTTAGACCCAACCTTCAGCGTTAGGAAAAAAAACTTATGGGGTTGAGTGATACTTCAAGTTCAATTTGCTTATGGCAGTTATGACATTCTTTTTTAGATACTAAGTTTGGTCCCCACTCAGTTGCTTTATCAATTACTTCTGTAATAAGTCTAACATAACCGGAAGGAATCTGTTCGACCCATTCTTTAATTTGTGTCTTATCTGTGATTCCATCTACACTATAAATTAATCCCACTGTATTAGTAACAACTTGTGCAGCAACTGCTTTGGTATCGACCGTTTCTGCATCCATATCATAAGATTGAAAGAAATTTAGGATTTGACTATACCTTGGTGGATGAACCTTTACAACTTGTTCGTTTGGTAAGGTTATAGTATAGTCTTTTTCAATGTTATGTGAGTCCATGGCTTTAGAAGCTGCCATCATTTCACTCAAAGAAATAGAATAATTTCTACTTTCATCATCACAATCATGTGCGTATTCCATTGAAATCTCATCACCATATGTTATTTTTCTTAGACAGATTAAAACGTAATCTAAGTCCTTTGCAAAAAGATCTAATGGTTTTAGAATCTGTGGAGCACATCGTTTGAATACTTCTTCTATTCCAGTTCCATTCAAAAGTCTATCGGGAGTCTTTAAAATCAATTCCTCATAAGTGACCATAGGATTGACTATAATTTCACCATTACGAACAGTATCATCAATTTCACCATTAGAATACATTAATCCCTTTGATGGGAGAGTAAACGTTTCTCCAGGGATAAATGCTTTCTGCAACAATGGATTTGATGGTTTGTTCATTTCATTTGTATTATTCATATATTTCTCCGGTTATTCATGATATTTATCATATTTCAGTTTGTGTGTTATTGGTATAAATATTTGATTAACTACTTATAATTGGATACTTATTAACATGGCTGATTCACTTTTAACCGCAGATAAAGGACAACTAGAAAATATAGCAGAGGTTTTTGCTAAAACCTTTATTGCTGAGTCTAAAGCATCCGCTAAAGCTGGTAGTTCCGGTGTGCAAATGACACCTGAAGAGCGTAAGAAAAAACAAGCAAATAAAGAATATATTACTACTACAAAAGCTGCATCCGATGAACTTAAAAAGTTTGGTGGTCATTTAAAAGAAACAGGAAAGGGGTTACTTAGAACAGCAGAAAGGTATTTCACATTTGGTCGAGCTTTGAAACAAGCAAGCGAGGATATTAGAAGTGGTTTGCGGACAGGGGTTGAAGCAGGTTCGTTCTATATTCAACAAGAAGCCGCTATGATGATGGGAACTACAGTAAAAGATTTAAATGAGTTAAACAAAGCTACTCGTCTTACTACTATTACTATGGGTGGGTATGAAAGTTGGACCAACCAATTAAGAGCACAACATAAAGAATATTTTTTTAGAATTGGTGATACTACAGAAGCTACTAAATTCTTAGGAAACACAGTAAAACAATTCGCTGATAGTGGTATTACTCCCACATTGGAGATGTTAACAGAAACATCTGAAGGGCAAGGTCGTTACGGTAAAAGTTTAAAAACCAGTATGGATAACCTATATAAATTGGGAATTTCATATACAGAGCAAAGTGAAATATTAAAAGAAGTAACGTTAGATGAGGATGTAAGAAATCGTTTACGTGGCGCAGCAGATGAGTCACAGCGTAAAGCAATTATTCAAGGCACAATGGCACGTTTCCAAGAGTTTAGACAACTGGGAATGAATGTCGAGCAAATAAAGAAAGCAAATAAAGCATTAGAAACCATGTCGGGTAAAGGACCCATGGACCGGTTTGAACAAGCAGCTAAAGCACAAGCTGCATTATCTGCCATGGGTATAGAAGGTGCGGATAAAGTAGCAGCGTTTCTAAGAGCTGGTGATAGAGCGACTGACGCACAACGAGCAGAAGCCGCTGCAATAATGGGCCGTGCTCAAGATACCATTGCTGAGTCAAGACAAGGAGGATTAGGAAGAGAGTTTGCGTTTGATGCAATAATGGTACAGAGTGGAATGCAAGATCTTCTTGGAAAATCTGGACCATTTAGTACAAAATTAGATGCGACAAAGAAAGTTACCGATAAACAATTAGAAACATTGGAAACAATGGCAACATCATCAAAAGGGATAGATACGCTTCTTAGAAATACATCATATTGGGAACAAATAATTAAAAATGCAATTAATAATTCGGCACTTGCTATTTTCGCTGGTGCAGGAGCAATAGCGCTCTTTAAAGCAGGATCTTGGATTGCACGCTTTTTTAGTAGAAACAAAGGAATCCCACTTGGTGACAAATCGAAAAAGAGAACCACTACTCCTGCAGGTGGCACCACTCCAGATAAAACTCCAGATAAACCAAAGGATGCAAAAGAAAAGAATCTTAAAAAAGTAAATAAACTTAGAAAACTTTTAAAGTTAGGTAAGGGAGTTGGTCTTGCAACCGCACTAGCAGGTGGTGCAGCAGCCGGTGCACTTCTTCCCATTATAGCAGCTATCGCTGCGGAAGAAGCAGTAATGGGTGCTGTTACAGGGGAATCAATGATTCATGATATGATGCCTCAAAGTGTGTCTGATTCGTTTGGTAAAACAGGTCATAAACTAGCAGGAGCATTTGGTTTTGGTATGGGTGATCTTGATGAAGAACAAAAGAAGAGGCTAGAAGAAGATCGTAAAAGACAAGAACGAGAAAAGAAGAAAATTAAAGAACGGCTAGAACGTGAAAAAAGAGAAGCAAAGAAAGATACTATAACACCAAATGATCTATTTGTAGGAACAAAGCAAGGTGTTAGTGATTTAGAGAAAAAGACAACAGAATCTAATGATATATTAGCTCGAATATTAGAATTACAAAAATTACAAGCAGAAATGATGATGGAAAAATCAGGTGGTGAAACTTCACAAGCAATAAAAGATAAATGGGATAACTTCCAATCTACTGCTCAAATGGGAGAAGCAGTCCCCACACACTCTACTTAAAATCACACACACCCAATCAATATGATAAATAGTAGAAATATAAGTTAGGAATAATAAATGTCAAAATGGACCAGTTTCTATAGAATAGTAGAACCAAAACCAAATGTTACCAAGGTAACAGACAATCAGTCTATTGGTGATCAAGGTGCGTATGGCAACTTCTCTTGGTATCAAAGACTTGTCCAAGGTAGTGCTTCTCGTCTCACACGGTATCGTGAATATGACCTCATGGATAATGATGTTGAGGTATCACGTGCATTAGATACAATTGGTGAAGAGATGACTGGGAACAACCCCAAAACAGACGAACCATTGAATGTCATAGTTGATGCAGAGAAAGAAGAATATATTCAGAACACTACAGTTGCTACATTAAAGACCGCTCTTAAATATTGGAGTGATATGCATGAATTTGAAACTCGTTTATTTAAGATTTCTAGATCCATGGTTAAATATGGAGATTGTTTTTTCCGTAAATCATTAGATAATCCAAAAGTTAAATGGGAATATATTCATCCAAAAAATGTAGTAGGTGCTTTAGTTGATGAAAATGATGTAACTAAAGTTATTGGTTGGCAAGTAAGAAGTAATGTTCATAAAGTTAAAGCCAGCTATGGTGTTCCTGTCACACAAACTGCTAGTGATGTAGAGACAGAACTTATAGCGGATAATGAAATAATTCGATTTACTTTAAATGATGATATGTCAGATGCAGCACCATTTGGTGATTCCATATTGGGGCCAGTATATCGTGCACATAAACAAAAAGAATTATTAGAAGATGCTATTTTAATTTATAGAATTCAAAGAGCACCCGAACGTCGAGTGTTCAAAATTGATGTGGGTAAGATGCCACCTCACAGAGTGAAGACCTATCTGGAGCAGATCAAAAATGAGATCAAGCAAAAGAAAGTTCCAAATATTCATGGTGGCCAATCGGATGTGGATTCAGTCTACAACCCGCAGAGTATGTCAGAAGACTTCTTCTTTGCTCAAAGAGCAGATGGAAGAGGTAGTACAGTTGATACTCTTCCAGGTGGTCAGGGATTGGGAGAGTTATCTGATCTAGAATACTTCCAGAAGAAAGTATGGAGAGGATTAAGAATTCCTACTTCATATATGATGGAAGGTTCAGAAGGTGCAGTATTTAATGACGGTAAAGTTGGAACTGCATACATTCAAGAATTAAGATTTTCACTCTTTATTATGAGATTGCAGAGTGCAATTGAAAGTGTTATTGACAAAGAGTTTAAAAACTATTTAAGAAGGTCCGGTATTATTATTGATAAATCATTATATAAAATACGTCTACCAGAGCCTTCTAACTTTGGTACATATCGACAGCAAGAAGTTGATGCTGCTCTTCTTGGAACATTCAGCACTGCTGATTCTATTCCTTATCTATCTAAGAGATTTATTCTATCTCGCTTCTTACAAATGGAAGATGAAGAGATTATTACTAATGAAGGATTACGTAGAGAAGAATTGGGTATGGACCCAAGTGGTACTAATAAAGATGATCTTGGTATCCTATATGGACAAGGTGCCGCTGAAGCTGAAGCCGCTGCAAGTGGTATGGGTGCACCAGGTGGGTTACCACCAATGAGTGCCGGAGGTGGACCAGGAGAAGTTGGGGCACCAGGTACTGAAGGACTTCCTCCAGAAGGTGGAGCGCCCCCAGAAGGTGGAGCACCACCAGCGGGTGGGACAGCTCCAATTTAAATTTTCACAAAAATAACATAAATATTATAAATATAGTCAAGGAGTATTCTAATGGAAAACAAAGAAGACCTAGAAAAAATGGTTGATGCTTTAATTAAAAACAAATCTGAAGAGGCTCAAATTGATTTTCACAAGTATCTTGGCCCCAAGATGCAAAATTATATTACTCCCAGTGAAAAGCAAGATGATACTGGTCAGAAAGAAGACTAAAGGAAAAGAACAATGTTACTAGAAGAAATTCAAAAAATGGTTGTAGCTCTTGCAAAGGGCGATTCCGAAGAGGCTAGCGCACACTTCAAAAAATATGCGTCCGAAAAGTTTCACAATATTCTTGAGAAAGAGAAATGTGATGACGATGATAAAGATTATGATAAAGAGGATAAGGACGACGATAAGGACGACGACAAAAAGGATTCTAAGAAAAAGAAGCCTGACTTTCTCGACGTAGATAAAGATGGAGACAAGAAAGAATCCATGAAGAAAGCCGGTAAGGACAAGAAAGAAGACAAGAAAGAAGACGAGAAAGATGATGTAAAAGAAAATCTCGCTGTCAAGGGTGGTCCTGCTGATGATAAGGAAGGAGAGTACGGCAAGTATCGTCATAACCATGATGGTGAAGCTTACCACAAGGTTCCTCATAAGGATACTTCTACTGGATATGGACATGAGAAGTCAAAGGCTGCTTCACGTAACCTAGAAGCAAAATCTGATTCTGGTGCCAAAGAGAAGAAGAAAGATGCTTATAAGGATACAGTCCACAAGGACAACTCCGAAGGATACGGTCATGAGAAGTCTAAGGCTGCTGCAAAATCTGGTTTGAAGAAAGTAGAGAAGAAGGCAACAAGTCCTGACAGCGATGGTAAGAAAGAGAATCGTCGTACAGACAAGACTGCTAAGTATCATGGTACAGACCGTGGCGGAAAAGAGGTTTAAACCTTAAAGGAAATTATCATGGAACATAAATTATTAATTGAAACACTAATTCCAAGTGAAGCTGAAATCATCACTGAATCTTCAAATGATGGAAAAAATACTTGGTTATCTGGTGTGTTTATGCAGGCCGAAATTAAAAATAGAAATGGTCGTGTATATCCACTAGGTGAAATTAGTAAAGCGGTTGAAGGTGCTAAAACTACTATTACAGAAAACAATGGTATTTTTGGTGAGCTTGATCATCCTCAATCATTAACTATTAATATGCCTCTTGTTTCTCATGTTATTACAGAAATGTCAATGAATGGAAATAATGCATTAGGAAAAGCAAAACTATTAGATACACCTAACGGCAAGATTGCAAAGGAACTTGTAAAGAGTGGCGTTAGAATGGGTGTGTCCAGTCGTGGTGCTGGAGCTGTTAATGAAACAGGTGGTGTAAGTGATTTTAATTTTATTACTGTTGATATTGTTGCAACACCAAGTGCACCTGGTGCTACACCTACCGCAGTATATGAATCCATGATGGCATCTAAGTATGGAAAAGAAGCTATTTCGTTAGCAGAAGAAATGAAACATGACCCTGCTGCACAGAAATATTTCAAGAAAGCTATTTTGAAATTTCTAAACGAAAACTTGTTTGCTAAAAAGTAAGTTAAATAAAGCATTTAACCATAAAAAAGCCCGC